CGCGCGGGCCGACTCGTCGGGCTACAACTATGCCTCCGGCCGGCTCGACCATCAGACGTATTTCAAGGCGATCCGCGTCGAACAGTCGCAGCTGGAAAGCGTGGTGCTGGATCGCATCCTGGCCGCCTGGCTGGATGAGGCAGCGCTGATTCCCGGCCTATTGCCGGATGGCCTGGGACCGATGACTGAGTGGGAGCACCAGTGGTTCTGGGACGGCTACGAACATGTCGATCCGCTGAAAGAGGCGTCGGCCCAGGCGATGCGCCTGGCCAGCCACACCACCACGCTGGCCGAGGAATACGCCCGCCGCGGCCTGGACTGGGAAGAGCAACTGCGGCAGCGGGCCAAGGAGGTCGCCCTGCTGAAGGAACTGGGCATCGCCACCACATCGCAGCCAGATGCCAATCGTAGCGATGAAACCTCGCACGAAGAACGGGAGCTTGCCGATGCCGCCTAGCGCGCAGGAACTGCGATTGGTGAGCCCCGTGGAGGTGACGCTGGCGGCCGATGGCGGCGGCGACGCCAGGCCAGCGCTGGTTCACGTGGCCGCCTACAGCGGCGGCCTGATGAACGTGGCCGGTTTCGGACCGGTCGTCCTCGACGTGGAGGGGATCGAAGCCGCGGACCGCGTGCCCCTGTTGGCCGATCACGAAAACCGCCTGGGGGCCGTTTTGGGCAGCGGCCAACCCATCCGCGCCGACGGCCGGCTGGCGGTCGAAGGCACGCTGTCGCGGACCAGTGAGCTGGCGCAGCGGGTCATCGACCTGGCGCGCGACGGCGTGCCGCTGCAGGCCAGCGTGGGCGCTGAGCCCCTGGAGACCGAACGGATCGCCAAAGGGCGGCAGGCCATCGTCAACGGGCGCACGATCCGGGCCGAACACGGCAGTTTCCTGCTGGTGCGCCGGGCGCGGCTCAAGCATGTGGCCATTGTTCCCAACGGGGCCGACGCGGGGACCAGCGTCAACATCGCGGCCAGGGCCGCGCCAGCCAAGGAGAAGCGTGAGATGGAATTCGCCCAATGGATCGAAGCCCAGGGGTTCGTCGCGGACGAGCTGAACGCTCAGCAAACCGCCAGCCTCAAGGCCCTGTACGACGCCTCGAACAAGCCTCCAGGTATGGACGCCGCCGCCACGGCGGGCAAGGACGTGATCGCGACCGCCGTGGCCGATTTGCGAGCCAAACTGGCCGCCGAGACCAGCCGCGTGGCCGCCATTCGCGGCATTTGCGCCGGCCGGCACGCCGACATCGAGGCCCAGGCGATCAGCCAGGGGTGGGACGCCGCCCAGACCGAACTGGCCGTGCTCCGGGAAGAGCGTCCCAAGGCCCCGGCCATCCACGCCCGCGCCAGCGACGCTCTGGCACTGCCTGTCGTGATCGAGGCCGCGCTGTGCCTGGCGCGAAAGCATGCTGACGTCGAACAGCACTTCCCGCCCGAAGTGCTCGAAGCGGCCGACCGGCAGTACCGCAACCTCGGCTTCCAGCAGCTCTTCCTGATGGCGGCGGCCGCCAACGGCTACCCGGCGCGGCCGGGGGAGACGATCCACTCGGGCAACATTCGCGAGGTGCTGTCCTACGCCTTCCCGCCCCGCACGCTGCAGGCGTCGTTCTCGACGCTCAGCTTGCCGGGCATCCTGCAGAACCTGGCGAACAAGGAACTGCTGGCCGGTTACCTGGAGGAGGACCAGACCTGGCGCGAAATCGCCCAGGTCAAGTCGGTCAGCGACTTCAAGGAGGTCACCAGCTACCGGCTGCTGGACGACATGGAGTACGAAGAGCTGCCCAAGCATGGCGAGATCAAGCACGGCAAGCTCGGCGAGGAGTCGTACACCCGGCAGGTGCGCACCTACGCCAAGATGTTCATGCTCGACCGGACCGACATCATCAACGACGACTTAAGCGCGCTGGACGACTTGCGGACGCGGGTCGGAGCCGGGGCGGCCAAGAAGCTCAACAACGTGTTTTGGGCCCGGTTCTTGGACAACGCCGCCTTCTTCACGTCGGCCCGCGGCAACTACATCACGGGCGCCGACACCGCCCTGGGAATCGACGGCGCGGGATTGCAGAAAGGCATCACCGCCTTCCGCAAGCTGCGCAGCCCGGCGGCCGACGGCAAGAAGCGGATCGTCGGCGGCCGGCCCGAAATCCTGCTCGTGCCGCCCGAACTGGAGTTCGTCGCCCAGCGGCTGTACCAGAGCACGACCGTCAACAGCGGCGGGGCGGCGACGGCCGAGACGATTCCCGACGCCAACATCCACGCCGGCAAGTACCGGCCGGTGGTCTGCGACTGGCTGAGCGATCCCGACTTCGCAGGCAACAGCACGACCGCCTGGTATCTGTTCCGCGCGCCCCGCAATCTGGCGGCGGTCGTGGTCTCGTTCTTGAATGGCCAGCAAAACCCGACGGTTGACGTGGCGGAAGCCGATTTCAATCAACTCGGCGTGCAGTTCCGCGGCTACCACGATTTCGGCGTCGACCTGGCCGAGTACCTGGCCGGCATCAAGAGCAAAGGCGCGGCCTGATCGGCCCTATTCCCAGGAGTCAATGGAAATGGCAGTCCAAGCCCAATACGTCCATGAGGGCGACTACATCGACTACACGCCAGGTAGCGCCATCGCGGCCGGAGACGTGGTCGTGCAAGGAGACCTCGTTGGAGTGGCCAAAGGCGACATCGCGGCCGGCAAGCTGGGCGCGATTGCCATGACCGGCGTGTTCGACTTCGCCAAGAACACGGGCGTCGCCTACAGCGTCGGCACGATCCTGTACTGGGACGACACCAACAACGTCGTCACCACGACCGCCAGCGGTAACAAGCAGCTCGGCAAGGTCGTCCGTGCGGCCGCGTCGGCCGATACGACCGTGCGGGTACGGCTAAGTCAGTGATCGATAGGAGGCGCTCGCATGATCCGGCCCGCCGTGCTCGCCGCTTGCCTGCTCGTCCTGCCCCTGCCTGCGCTGACAGGACCGCTCAGCGGTCGCTGTCAGGCCGAGCACGCGGCCTACATGGAGTTGCCGGCCGAGTACCGGGCCTGGTTCAGGAATCCCGATGGATCATGCGTCCAGTGCTCTAACGGCATGGTCGGCATGCACATCAACCGGCCGGAGTGGACGTTCCTGCTGTGGAACACCGAGTACGGCCCGGCCGAGCGCGGCGGCTCCTGGCCGGGCCGCGTGGCCGATTACGCCCGCCAGCGTGGCATGCGCATTTTCAACGTGACGGGCAACAGCTACGCCGACACGCGGCCCTGGATGCTGTGGGCCGCCCAGACCAACCGCTTCTGCGCGATCGGCGCCGGCGCCGCGCACTTCCAGACGCTGTACGGCTATGTGCCGGGCGATGCGCGGCCGTGGAAGGTCTGCAACAACAACTCGACGCACCGCATCGACGAGTACACCGAGGACGAATTCCGCCGCCTGCACCTGGCCAGCGGGCCGTGGGTCGTGGTGCCGGACGAGCCGACGCCCGCCCCACCGCCGCGGCTGGTGGCCTGGTGGCAATGAAAACGACGACGATCGACTTATGAAGCACCTGATCATGCTCGTGTGTGCGGCCGCAATCGCGCAAGACGCTGAAAAGGACGTGCCGGGCAAGGCCCAGGCCGAAATCGCCCGCCGCGGAGCGATGGTCGAGCGCGTGGGCGGCATCCAGGACGCCGGCGATCCGGCCGCAGCCATTTCGGCTGCCATGCAGCCGCCGGCCGACGACTCGCACAAGTGGCACTTCACGCTGGTGACGATGCGCAATTGCCAGTGGTGCGCGAAGCTGCGGGCCGATTTCGAGAATGACCCCAAGCTCAAGGCCTGGGTCGATACGAAGGACTACACCAAGTCCTGGGCCCATTGGCAGGTGGTGCAGATCGAAGACCAGAGCCAGGCCTGGCGGTGGAAGGATTTTAAGCCCACGCAGTTTCCCACGCTGATCGTGCAGCCGCCCGTCAATGGAAGCTGGGGCGACCCGCACACCATCGTCTTCGTCCGGCAGGGCTACATGCCGCCGGCCGACCTGGACGCCGCGATTCGCAAGGCGATCCAGCTTTATGCCGTCAAGGTGTTCCCACGACACCTGGCCTGGGCATCGAAGCAAGGAAAGACCGAGATGGCCGACGCGGGTTTTCGCTCTGGCGGCGCCGAGCAGTCGGGAGGCTGGACGCCGCCGGTCACGCCGCCCAGCCCCCTGCCGCCGTTGCCCAACGTCCCGCCGCAGACCTATCCGCCCACTGCCGACCCGAGCTCGCCGGCCGGCCTGACGATCCCGCTCAGCCTGCCGTCACTGACGACGATCCTGCTCTTGCTGACCGCGGCGAGCAACGTGTGGATGCTGTATCGGGACCTGGCCCGGCAGAGCGGGGTGCGGCTGCTCATCGACGATCAGACCGCCGACCGCATCCGCCGCCTGATCCAGACCCTGGCGGGCCAATCGCCAGGGCCTGGCGGCGACTCTGCCAGGCCGCCGGCGAGCTAGGCCGCTGGCTGTGCTGGTGGCTGACGCTGCCCCAGCGGCTGGAGAGCCTGGCGTGGGCCGTCGTGCTGCTGCTGGCCCTGTATCTGGTGGCGAAGCTGGTGGCGAGGAAGTAACGCCATGCCCGACCTGCTACAGACCGGCTTGGACTGGCTGGCCGACCAGCTCCAGGCGCACGCTTCGCGCCCAGTCGTCTATCAGCGCGGCGCGGAGGAGGCGACGGTGCAGGCCACGATCGGTCGCACCTTGCTGAAACTCGACGACGGCTACGGCGGCGTGCGGATGGAGTGGACCGACCGCGACTTCTTGATTCACGCTGCGGACCTTGTGCTCGGCGGGTCGCCGACTTTGCCCGAGCGGGGTGATGTCATCCGCGAGACGCAGGGGGCCAAGACCTTCATCTACGAGGTCATGGCCCCAGGCAAGGAGCCGCCCTGGCGCTGGTCGGACGTGTTTCGCAAGGTGCTGCGGATTCACACGAAGCAGGTGGGGACCGAGTAAATGCCTGTGATCATCGACATCGCTGACGCCGTGGTTGCCCAACTGAACGGGACGACGTTCAGCCAGCCGTTGACCGCCGAGGGCCACTACCAGCCGAAGTTCGAGCTGTCGGAGATGACGGACCTGAAGGTGAGCGTCGTGCCCCGGTCGCTGGCCTCGAAGGCGCTCGACCGCAACCGCGACAGCTTCGATTACCTGATCGACGTGGCGGTCCAGAAGAAGACCGACATGAGCCAGGCGGCGCTCGACGCCTTGATGACGCTGGTCGAGGAGATCGCCGACCATTTTCGGACGCAGCCGTTGGCCAGCTACCCGAATGCCCGCTGCACGGAAGTGAAGAACGAGCCGGTCTACTCGCTGGAACACCTGGACGAATTCCGGCAGTTCACGAGCGTCATCACGCTGACCTTTCGCGTGTGGAGGTGAGGCATGATCAGCATGACCTTCCAGGCAGCGAAAGGCGGCTTCTTCGACCGGGAGAAGGTCAAGCGGTCGGTGGATGCCGGCACGCGGCGGGTGTTCTCGAAGTTCGGTGCGTTCGTGCGGCAGCGGGCCAAGACCTCGATCCGCAAGCGCAAGGGGACCAGCCCGCCCGGATCGCCGCCCTACTCGCACGTGGGATTGCTGCGGAAGTTCATCCTGTTCGCCTACGACCCGCAGCGCAGGAGCGTCGTCATCGGTCCGACGCTGACGAAGGAAGGCTCGCCGGCGCCTCGCCTCCTGGAGCACGGCGGCGACGCGGTGATCGAGGATCGCGGCAAGGCCCGGCACGTGCGCTACCGGCCCCGGCCGTTCATGCAGCCGGCTTTAGAAGCGGAAAAGCCCAAGCTGTCGGCGCTGTGGCGCGATTCGGTTCGCTAAGGAGACACGCACATGGCAGTCAAACTCGGCCTCGACGCCAAGCTCTATCGCAACACGGGCACCTTCGCCGCCCCAGTGTGGAACGAGGTTAAGAACGTCAAGGACGTGACCTTGAACCTGGAGGCCGGCGAGGCCGACGTGACCACGCGCGGCAACGCCGGCTGGCGGGCCACGGTCGCCACGCTCAAGGACGGGTCCATCGAGTTCGAGATGGTCTGGGATACCGCCGACGACGACTTCGGTGCAATTCGAGACACCTTCCTCAATCGCGGCGTGATGGAGTTCGCCGTGATGGACGGCGACATCACGGTTGCCGGCTCGCAGGGCCTACGGGCGACCTGCATGGTCACCAACTTCAGCCGCAACGAGGCGCTGGAAGAGGCCATCACCGTGAGCGTCACGGTGAAGCCGACCTATTCCGTCAACCCGCCGCTCTGGTTGGTTGTGCCGTAACGCCGAGAGGAGACCCGTTCGCATGCGGACCTTCAACGACAACGCGGGGCGGACCTGGACCATCGCCATCAACGTGGCGGCGATCAAGCGCGTCCGGGGCCTGCTCAACGTCGATCTGTACAAGCTGGTGGATGACGGCTTCAAGCCGCTGGGCGCGCTGGTCGGCGATCCCGTGCAGCTTGCCGACGTGCTGTATTGCCTCTGCAAGGACGAGGCGGACGCGAAGAAGATCAGCGACGAGGACTTCGGCCGGGCGCTGGCGGGCGATGCGATCACCCTGGCGACCGACGCCTTCCTGGAGGAACTGATCGATTTTTTCCCCGAAGCGAGGGCGCGGAGCAGCCTGCGGAAGATCGTGGCCGAAAGCCGGAAGGTCCGGGACAAGCTGATGGGCCAGGCAGAGAAGGTGCTGGAGACATTCGACGCCGACCGCGAAGCGAACAGGTTGTTACGCTCATTTGGCATTGCGCCGGAGTCCTCGGAATCGACCCCGGCCCTTTCACCCTCCGGGAACTCTGCCTGATGGCCGAGGCCCGGAGCCGCGAACGCTGGGCGCACACATCGGCCTTGCTGGCGCTGACCGCCAACGTCCACCGCGATCATCGCAAGAAGCCAACGCCTTACAAGCCGGCGGACTTCAACCCCTACCAGCGCCGGCGGGAGATGCCGGTGCGCAAGGCGTCGATTGAGGTGCTCAAGCGGGTGTTCGTGGATTCACAGAGGCGCAATGTTCTGGAGCGAACTCCAACATCAGAACGACCTTGAAGGGGGGCAGCCGTCGCCGCTGCCGGCCCCTGGTTCTGATGCGCTGGAGCACAACGGACAGCGGCCACCTTCGACGCCAACCAAGCGCCAACGGCTCAAGGAATTGGTCCAGCGCCTGGGAGAGCACGCTACTCCGAGCATGATCCGCGAAGAGGCCTACAAGACCGGGTTTGGCACGGTGCATGGCCACATGCTGGTCTCTGTGCGCAACGAGCTGTGGCCGAATCGAAGCCGACATCCCGGCGGCGGCTCCGCGGGCACGAAGGCAACGGCGCTGCTGGCACGGATCGAGACGCCTGGCGGCCTCTGTTGTCCGATGTGTGGCTCCCAAGCCGTTCGGGTACGCGACACTTGTCGCTTGCCGGACGGCAACGTGCGGCGCGGCCGCATCTGTAAGTCCTGCGGCCACCGGTTTCGCTCGCTCGAGAAGGGTTCGGATCAGCCGATCCGCGCGCCGGCGGCAGGCGATGGCCGCGACCGCGAAGGAATGTGCCACCTGCAAGCGGGTTCTCCCGGTCGCATCCTTCAGCAAGAAAGCCAACGACGCCCACTTGTATCGTTCCAGCTGCCGGGAGTGTCTCAATCGCAAGCGAGCGCTCCATTACCTGAAGGCCCTCCTCAG